TTTGTATTAACTGCATCAATATTAGTAAGGTCGTCTGCAACCGCACTAACTTTTGAAATATTGCTGCCAACAGAATTAACATCTGAAATACTTGTTGCAACAGTATCAATGTTAGTTAAATCATCTTCCACCGTATCAATGTTAGTTAAATCATCCGCTACGGCATTAACTTTTAATATTGAACCTGCAACAGAATTAACATCACTTATGTTTGTTGCAACAGTATCAATGTTAGTTAAATCATCTTCCACCGTATCAATGTTAGTTAAATCAAGAGCAACCGCATTGATGTTTGCAATGCTGCCTGCAACTGTATCAATATTTGTTAAATCATCTGCAACATCGTCAATATTTGTTAAATCCGCTTTAACTGCATTAACGTTTGAGATACTTCCGCCAACTGCATTAACATTTGCAATGCTGCCTGCCACCGTATCAATATTTGTTAAATCCGCTTTAACAGCATTGATATTTGTGAGGTCAAGTGCAACCGCATTTACGTTTGAGATACTTCCTGCAACAGCATTGACATTATTTGCATTGTCCTTAACAGCATCTATATTTGTAAGTGCCGCAGCAACTGCATCAATATTTGTTAAATCATCTTTAACAGCATTTACATTTGAAATACTTCCGCCAACTGCATTAACATTTGCAATGCTGCCTGCCACCGTATTTATATTTGTTGCATTATTTTTAACAGCATCAATATTTGTTAAATCACTACAAACAGCATTGATATTTGCAAGGTCATCTGCCACCTTATTCAAATTAACAACAAGAGTATCTGTTGTTATATCTGAGCCTTCCCTTACTTTTACTGCCCTTTCAAGCTGCCTACTTTGAATCTGAGCAATTCTTGTTAAATAATCTAAAGAGTATTCAAGACTTTCCAAGTCTAATTCTGATGATGTTCCGTATTCACTTTGTTGCTCAATAGGTAATTTTAATTGCAAAGATATTTTTTCGCTGCTTGTAAGAGTTGAATAACTTGAACCGGTTATAGGAAATGTTATGTAACTTCCGTTTTTATTTCCTGTTTCATAGATTGAATAATCCGTATCTTGTGTTAAAGTTGTAACCGTGCCATTTGAGGCCGTGTGCTGCACAACTAACTGAGAGCCGCTTTCAATGTAAAAATCAAAGTCAAATTGAGTTGTTGCGCCATCACCTGTATAGTTATTGTAAGGCATAATTTCCGGTATCATTTTTTATTTTCTCCTTTTTTTCTTTTTCTTTTCCGGAGCTTCTCCGGTCCATGCTTTCGTTGATGTGTAATCACCCCATCCCATCATCCTTGTCAAGCCGACTCCGGCATTACCTTGAAGTACATCTCCTGCGCCTTCTACTGTGTTTACAACTTTCCTTGCCGGCAATCCTAAGCCATATTCTGTACCAATTGCAAGAGCATCAACATAATCAGCAAAAGTTAAATCTCCTTTTAAGAACTTCTGAGCCTGCCTGTCAAAGTCTGTCATGATGGGTACTTCTGTTTCAAAGTGTTTAAATTCCTTATCATGTAAAGCAATTAAACTTTCCATAAATCCCCTTGCAATAAATCCTGCAAAGCCGTATGCTGTCATTCCGCCTAACATTACAGCTTCAAGAGCATTCTTTAAGAATCCACCTATTGCATCATCAGGGTCATCTCCTCTAAATGCAGCCGATATTAAAGCTACAATTGAAAGGTTTTGCAAGAAGGATGAAAACATAAATGGGTTAAATATCTTATAAATAAAGAGTTTTTTAATAGCCTCTTTTTTATCAATATCACCTTTTTTGGCCTGAACCAAAGTATCAACAAATTTGCGTTCATACTGCATATCAGTATTTCTAAAAGCAAAGAACATTCTTGTCAAACAGTTTCTTGCTTGTGCTGCCTGCCATTCTGAAATTGAGCTTGTTGTGCCTGCCTGCTGTGCTCTCATAGTATCTTCGACAAACTTATCAAATGCTTCTTCTTTTGTCATACCCTGAGCCATCAAATAATCAACATAAGGTTTACCGCCCAATGTAATTGCAATCATATCTCCCCATTTGACATTTGAAGTCATAAAGTTTCTTATTATTCTATATTTATCTTTTTCTGAGGTCAATATTGCAATAACTTCATTTTGACTATTTCCGGCTAACCTTGCCTGCAAGTATTCACAGTTATCTAACATGTATTTAAAGTTTTCAACCGGATGCTTAATAGTTTCCGCAAATCCTTTTGCCCAAACACCCACCGGCATATTTTCCGCATAGTTTATAACTGAGAGCAACTGTCCTATTGCAACTTTTGGAGAAAAGCCGATTGAGGATGTTATATAATTCCTTGATAATGTATCAAGTGCTCCTGCAACAAGGTTTGTACCTCTTGAATAATTTGTAAATGTACAAGCTGCAAGTTTATTGATAAGTGTTTGATAAATATCAGCACCATCCTTGCTTCCCCATATTTCCTGCATTTTTGTCTTTATGGCAGTATCTTTAAATATCTTATTCAAGAAATTAACTTGCTCACTCATAACAACATATTTTGCAGTTTTGTTTATATGAGGTATCAATATTTCAAGAGGCGCAAGAGGTTTCATAGGTATTCTGTTGCATACCTTTCTCTCTTTTATAAATGAAGGATTAGAAGATTTTACAAAATTATCATGATACATATCAATATCTGATTGAACTCTTTCAGCCTTAGATGGAAAATAGTTTTCAACATAAGGCAAAGATAATCCTGTTGTCCTTATAAATACTTCATTGATGTCCTCTCTCATACCTTCGCAAGTATCAATCAATGCCCAAGCAAGTTGTTTATCCTGTTCCGATAATCTCTCCTCAAACATCTCCATAATTGAATGCACACCAAATTGTGTCATGAGCCTTTGTTCAAGTTGCTCATTCAATGACCAAGCAAACATGGTTATCATCTGAGCTCTTGAAATTTCAATATCACTTTCCGCATATCCGTTTGGAGAATTGATAGAGAATACCCTTTGCTTGTAAATGTATTTCTCGTCATTGTATTCCTGCATCAATTTGATTAAAGGCTGCATATAATCATAATCAAGGAATCTATCCCAAGCCGTTGCTTGATTATATCCGTATATCTCAGAAGCTCTTTTATAAAATCCTAACATGTGTTTTCTTGCATAAACTTCTGATTTTGCTTCAAGGCCAAGTAAAGAATATTTTTGAGCAGTATCTTTATTGAATATTGAATTGAGCAAACTCTCCCAATTTGCAAGAGTTCCACCGTTTAAACTAATACCTTTGCCGACCCCTGCAATCCACCTTGCACCAAATGCAGCACCGGATTGTTTTGTAATTTCAAGAACATCAAGCAAATCATTTTTTGTATTCCATCTTTGAGTTTTGTTGATAAAATCTTCCTCAGACTTCGCTTGTCTGCCTTTTTCTTTTAGTTCCAAAATATCTTGCAGCAATTGAATAGTATGGGTTACATCCAAGTTCTGCAATTTCATTGACCTATATTGCAAAAATTCTCTTTTTAAATTCTCTTGAAAACCATTAGACTTATTAAATTCTGATGTTTCATTTTCATCATAACTATCTCTATCTTCACCTTTTACAGCATCCTGAATCTGAATCAATGCACCAAATTCTTTTTCTGCCTGTTCCCTTGTCAATTTATTCATTTGCACAAGTTCAGCAAATACGGTATTAGTTTTCCAATCAAATTTGCCTTTGCTCATTGAGCCAACTTTAACAACCTTAGAATTGACCTTAATTTGTCTTTGAATTTCTTTATGCAGTAAACTTCTTTGATTGTTGCGCATATCATCAATAACAAATTCATTTATTCTTCTAATTTGCTTTTTAGCAGCATTAACAGAGTTTACATCTTTTATGTATCTGTATAATCTATGAGATTTATTTAATCTCATTTTGTAACGTGTTTCAGGGTTATAAACTTTTAAATCATTTAATTTTTGAGTAACATAGAATTGAAGCTGCTGCATTACAGGAATTGAAGGAATAACCTTGCGGTTAAAATCTTCTTTTTGTTTTTCTTCTGCTTCCTGAGCAATGCCATCAATCTTTTCTAATATTGAAGCTGATACTTCATCCGGCATTGAAGGCATATCATTAAATAGAGAAAATAATGCTTCAATGGCCGTATTCTTTTCTTCGCCTTTTAATGTCTTAACTTTTGCGGCAAGATAATCAACTTTTGCAGAGAATTTGTTTATATCATCAAATTGATAATTCTCATCAATAGTTTTATTATATTGTCCTTCTGATAATACTTCAAATGCTTGTCTTGCAAGTTCATCATCTCCGCCCACTTCATCAGTATCATAACTTACACCGGTATCAGTATAAAATTCTCTCCACTCAGGCAAGAATCCGTTTGATGAAGTTATTTTATCAGAGCCGTTTCCAATAATGTTTTGAAGTTCTTCCCAATTCTTTGAATTTGCAACCCATGTTTTTGGTTTACCTGAGTAAACAGATAAAATTGATAAAGTTGCATCTTTATATCTTTGCTTGTATTCCTTAACTTCTTTTGTTTCCCTTCCGGTCATTGTTTCCGCAAGGTCAAGATATTCTTGCACACTTCTTTTTTTATCAGATTTTCTGTTTAAATATGAAATATTATTTTTATAAATCTCATCAAGCTCCGCAAATTCCTTTGCTTCATTATCTTTTATGGTTTGAATTTTATTATCAATTTCCGCAATTTTATCAAACACAGTTGACTTTATGCGTTCTTTTTCAGTTGATAATAACCTATCAAACAAATTGACAATCTGCGGCATCTCAGCTTCATCAATATCTAATTTTTTCAAACTGTCATATATGCTCAATAAGAAGTTTTTAAAGTATTCAAATACTTGTTTTAGCTTATTGTTTTTAGCATAACCGCTTCTGATATATGCTTCAAAGCCTCTTGCAAATTTTTCATGTTGCTCTCTTGTCCATTCTCCACCATCATTTTTAAGCCAATCTCTAACCGCTTGAAGTTCCTCAGTTAATGCCTCATTTCCTTCTGAATATCTTGTGAGCATATCCAAATACCAATGAGCCATCTCATGCAAGAAAGTTGACTCATCTGCATTTTTATATAACTCAATAACCTTTTCAGCCGGAATATATGCACCCTTGACATTCCTCAACAACTCAGCTTTATTGTTATCAAAAAATAGGTTTTCTTGATAATCATCCTGTCTATATCTAACATCTTCATGTTTGTTTACATCAGGGTTGAAGTTTTCTGCGTTATCTGCTATACTATTAGTAGATGCAGAATTTGCTCCCCTTCTGTGGGATTGAACCGCAGGAGCTTTACTGAGCAAGTCCTGCATTTTCTTTTTATCAACTTTCCTAATATTTTTATCTTTATCAAGAATTGTTCTTTTAATCAAACTTTTATAGTTATCTCTTGAATAAATACTACGAACGGAATTAACAAAATAAGAGCTTCTTCTTCCTATGTCTTTATCCATTTTTATAGCCAACATAACAGGGTCATTTTCAACATAGGCATCAACAAAAACTACAACAGAGTTTTCTTCCGTTAATGAGTCCATAACAATTATAGGATTTTGTAATAACTCAGGAATATCCTCTAAAATTCCTATTGGTAACTGATGCCCTTTTGTATCAATGCTTCCATCTGACTTTTTTGCTCCAAAGTGTGCATCATGTATGACATCATATTTTGTTCTTATTTGAAGTTTAGATAACCCTGCCTGAATTAACTTTTCAGGAGTAGTTCCTAATAAAATACCTTTGGATTTTTCTTTTTCGCTTATAGTTCCATCAAAAATTTTACTTACGATATTTTTATATCGCTTAATTGTTTCCTTTTCGCTTTCCGGTGTTTTAGCTTCCTTATCATAATATATTGAATTATCATATTTCGTATTCAGCAAACTTAATATATCACTTTGATTATTGTTTTGTGCATTTGTTTGATATAGCTTATACCCTCTATCAGTTTTCTGATATTGAATTGAATTAAACAAATTATCAAATGCAGCAAAAATTCTTTTTCTCTCCTCAGGCTCAGCCGGATACCATTCAATTATGCTGCTTTCTTCACCTTTGTATTCTTCGCCTTTTTCTTTTGCTTCAATCTTTTTTGAAATTACTTCTAAATTGAAGCTGATTTCACCTTTTTCATCCCTTACAAGAAAACCATTCTCAAAGTTTTGTTTTGAGATTTTATCTAAAATATAACTTGCAAATGCTCTTGCTCCAAGTTCTGTGTTGCTAGTCCAATAGCTTGCGCCCATTCCTTTTTCATAAGTGTTTAAAAGTTTTGCATTTTCAAAGTATTTTGAATATTTTTTGGATGCAGCAGCAAGCTCTTTTACTTGTTGAAGTTTCCTACATTGATATTCTAAATTACTTAACTTGCCAAGATTTTCCCATGTTCTCCTTCTTTCATCCAATAACTCATAGTATTCATGGCGAAGCTCTTCATCATTTTTTGTGTCAATCGTTTCAGCATTTTTAACAATTTTGTCAACAAATGCCGCAATTTTATCTGCATTTTTAGATTTTGCAAAAGATTTTTTAATGTCATTTGCCCAATATTCAAGATTTCTTTTTGCACCTTGCTAATAGCCGTTGATTTTTCTGCAAGTTCTTTTTCTGTTAAAGGCGCATACTTTATTTGCTCTTCAAGATTTTTAAGAGCATTAAATATTTCAGGTCTTAATTGACCTTGCTCCTTTGCTCCAAGTGCAGACCTGCCGCTAAAATCTTTATTTAAAGATAAATCGCCAAAATAAAAATCAAGTGCATGCCACCATTCATGAGCAAGACTTCCTGCTCCGGATTTTCTTGTAAGGTTTATTTCATTATATTCAGGAATAAAATGCCCTGCCGCCTTGCTTCTGCCTTGTGCTCCAAATGCAAGACCAAGTTTGCCATCAAGACTTAATGCTTTTGGCGGCAATTTTAAAAGCTCTGCCAAGTCATGCAAAGAGTCATAAGCCAAGTTTAGAAAATCTTGTCTTTCACTTTGCTTAGTCCAATTGCCAAAGTTTATGCCTCTAAACCCAAAAACTTCAATAAGCGCTTCCGGTTTAACATTTTGATTATTTTCTCTGCGAGGTATGTAATTTCTTAAATCTTTATAATTAACAGTAAATGATGAATCTTTCTTTTGCAAATATTCATACATCTGTTTTGCAATTTGTTCCGCAATTTCTTTTGAAGGTAAATCACGATTAGAAATTATCATACCGCTTTTTCTATCAGCAATACACCAACCCCTATATGTTTCAGCGACTTCAAATTTCTTTTCCCAACCTTCAAGATTGTTTTCTGTTTTGGTTTTAGTTCCTTTTTCTTTATCTACCAATATAAGAGCTTTTGTTATATCACTCTCCGTGCTATAACCCAATTGTAATGCGCTAACTAACTTATTGCCGCCAACAATAATTGCTTTTTTATTCAAGTCCGGATAAGCTGTAAATACATTATATGGTTTTTTATTGTTATAATCCGGATAAACCATATCAAATAATTCAGAATTTCTTGCAGAAGTTTTTGAATAATTTGCAATTAAATCATTATTCTTTTTTGCAAAATCAAGTGTTTTTTGCATTACTTCATGAACACCATCAAAATATATTTTTTGATGTTCTTTTGTTTCGTCATAACCCTTTGCAGGTCTTGCATTGATTTTTGAATAAATCAAATAAACAAAGGCAATTGTTCTATCTGATAATTTTTCTTTTCTTAATTCATCCGCAGAAGGCAATTGATAAATGTAAGACTTTGATAAATACTTTTTCCTTAAAAGGTCATTCATACCTTCAAGCTCATCCCAAGTATATTGCTTTTTATCTTTTTTCAAATTGCCAAGCAATGAGTCGCCTGTATCAACAATTTCACCTTGATTATTATTTCTTATCTCATCAATCTTTTCTTGCTTGATGTCAGCTTCCGTGTAGGTTTCCTTAATTTCTTTTTGAACATTTTGCTCAGTTGATGAAACAGGCTCAAATATAAGTTTTAACTGTTCAGATTGCTGCTCAACAATTGCATCAAAATTAAGTTTCAATTGGTCAGGGTTTTCAAATTGTTTGCGTTGATAATAAATATTCGGATTATTCGCATCAAAAGTTCCTTTGTTATCAACAGATTTTATTTGCTCCGGAGAGAAAACAGCATAAGTTGTTATTCCCCCACCTTCTTTTGCTTCAATACCATCATAACCCTGTTGCTGCAAAAGTTCCTTAAATTCAGATGAATTTGTAATATTAAAAATATTTGTACCATTTGATTTTTCTAAAATTTCTCTCAATGTAGAAATTTCAATATTTGAATATCTTGATAACCTTTCAAGAGCTTCATCAGAAGCAATTCGGTCAATATCTCCTACAAAACAAGGGTTTTCTATTTGTAAATATACTTCGTATAATCCATTTTCCTTTTTAGGATTAAAAGCATTTGCATAATTTGGAGAAACAGAAAACCAAGCAGGTTTGTCTGTATTAAATATTTTAAAATTATTATTTGACCTTGTTTTATGATAACCCTTTAAAGGTTTACCGTTATCATCAACAACCTTGCTATCACCAAACCACTTTTTAAAGTATTTGCTCTCTGTTCCTTTTTCTTGCCACTCTCTTGCAGCATCAGCATATTCCCCTGCTTCTGCTCCTGCTAAGTTTGCACCTTGATAATAAGTTTCACCCTGCTGCTGTAATTCAACAAGCTCATTATATTCAGCTTCAAGAGCATCATATTTTTCAGCATCATAATTTTCTTCACTTATATTTTCAAATCCTTGCTCTAATTCTCTTAATCTATTCTCAATGCTTCTTGTTTTGGTTTCTTCCTGAGTTTTCCCATCTTCTCTTACAATCTCAGGAGCTTCATTTTGAATAATATCCTCAACACTTGTTTCAGAATTTAATTCTGATATGTGCTCCGCCATACTAACAAGAATATCTGCCGCATTTTTAGAATAATCTTTATTCTTTAAATTCTTACCAAATCTCTCAGCAAGAGAATTTACAGCTCTCTCCCTTCTTTTATCTGCATCCTGCTCATCCTCTAATATAAATTCTTTTAGTTTTTCTCTTATTTGAAGTTCTGATGAATTGTTTATAAACTCATCCACAGTTGCTTTATCAACACCTTTTTCAACAAATCTTTTGCGTAATTCCTGTTCTGCCGCAGATTGAGAACCTGCAATTTTAACTAATCCTTGTTCAAGATAAAATTCTGCCGGAGAATATATTTTTTTGTTTGCAAGTTCAGCAACTCTTTTTGCTTCTTTTTCAAATCCTTTCTTTTGCAATTCTTCCTGAATTTTTGAATATGTTCCATGTGCTCCATGAGCAGCTCCGCCCATTGCAGCAAAACTCAATGCTTCAACAAGCCATTGTTCAGGGTCATTCGCATAAAAGACATTATTCATGAACCCATCAAAAGTATATCCTTCAAGACCTTCTATACCAAAAGTATCGCATAAAAATCTGTTAAGAAGCTCCTCACCCATTTCCTCAATAACACCGTCATAACCGTATTTTTTAAGAGCTTCCGTTGCTTTCATTCCATATCGTGAAGAAACAAGTTTTTCAAATTCGGTAAAGAATTTCTTAGGTAAAACCTTTCTTACAGGTTTTGCAAAATAACTTGTAACAGGAGCAAATGCCCACCCCATTGTTTCTGTATAATTATCAAATACAGAAGAACCAAAACTTTTCATAATGGATAATGCCATGTGTTCAGGCTCAGAAAAAACCGTTTCTCCTGCATCTGTAACATACATACTTCCTGCAAGCTGTCTATTAGCAATGCCGCCAATAGTGTTTTTTGCTGTCATATATGTCAAGGGTTTACTGCCAAAATTTGCCATCCAAATACTTTTTGGAGTTGTCTTAGCAACAACTTTTGCAGCTTCCTTTGCTCCAACTTCTTTTACCGCCTTTGTTGCTCCTGCTTTTAGCATACTGTTATACGTTGTATCATATATGTTTTTTATGGCAGTTTTTGAAATTCCTTTTTTAACCCCTGTCATAACATCTTGTGTTATGGCTTCTTTTACAGCTTTTTGCACAGCTTTTCTTGCAGCCTTTTTGCCTGCTGCCTTAGACAAAGCAAGACCTGAAACAGATAAACTGCCGCCAAATGTTTCAGGAGCTGCTGCAACACCGACACCAAATTCAACAAAAAAAGGAATACTTTCTAATATTGCATTTAGTGCTTTAGATGGTAGTGTTGTTCCTCTTACTTGAATTTCTTTTAATTCTCTTAAATAGTCAACAAGCAAATCTCTTTCTGTATCAGATATTTGCTTGCCGCCTTTTAATCTATTTACGGCAGACAACATATCCAAGTTATAACCAACTTCTGCCGTTGTACCAACAAAAGGAGCATACTTTGCACTTTTTAAAGAAGCAAGTCTTTGAATAGTTTCCCCTATACCTATTCTGCCCTTTGCTCTCCATTCGTCAATTTCATCCTCAGTTGCAACATTTAAACTATTGAGCCATGAAGCTGCATCATAAGCCTTGTTATATTCATCCTGAATAAATTCAGGCACAACAGGAATATCATATAAAGCCTGTTCGTTTGTAGATTTTGGTCTTTTAATTTCAGAATTTAAATTATCCAAGAGGTCATTTTTCTGCTGCATATAGTTTGGGGCATCATAAACCTTTTGAGTAAAAGATACACCTTGACCAACTTGCACAGGTTTATTTGTATATGGATTTATTAAATTATCAAAAATTGAATTTGTTTTTTCTTCTATTGCCATTATACCCTACTATCTTGCTGCCAATGAGGCTTCTTTTAATTGTTCAATTCCACCAAATTCATCATTTAAAGTAATATGAAAATGGTTTGTATGAGTTACACCATGTTTTTTTTCATACTTAACAGCTTCATCAAATTTCATTTTATTATTGCTTTTGTACCTTTCGACATGAGGATTATTACAAAATATGCTTTTAACGGCCGGATGTGCCAATAAGTATTCTGCTGTTTTTTGTATATTTTCTTTTGTAGGATTATCAGGAAATATATCTAATGCCATTCCTTTTAAATGCAAACTTGTGTTAGCACCGCCCACACTTTTATTCTTTTTAGGATTACGATAAGTTGATGTAATTTTCATTTTTACACCGGTATCTCTTTCAAGATTCGGAATTACACTTTCCTCAAAATAAGTTAATGCTTTTGTATATCCTGTTTTTTTTATTTGCGTATTCTTTATGCCTTCATTAACTTCTATTTTTCTATTAACTTTTGTTTGTACTTTTGCATGATTTTCTCTTGCAACATCCATATAAACATTTTGCACAATACCATACATTTCATTTGCCTCAGGCTCTCTGCCGTTTGCATTTTTAAAGTTTACATAACTTCTTGCAACCCTTTCTTGCACTTCTGCAACAGCTTTTGCTCTCATATAAATTTCTTTTGTTTCGTCAATATTTTTAAAATTTTTTATTCCAAAATTTGCAAGTTCAGATGGCATTGTATCTTCTTTATAATCAAAACCTTCAATAAGAGCTTGCAAACCATTTTTATCAAGATGGTCAATATCAAATGCTTTACCTTGTAAATGTTCTATTCTTGCAAGTAGTCCAATAAGTTCATCTTTATACACCCCACTATCAAGGCTATTTTTGCCAACCATAAAGAATGTATCAAATTGTTTTACTATATTTCTTAATTGGTCTTGTGTAGAATATTGAATGACTTCTTTTTGTTCCTTTAAATATTTTTGCCTTTCCGCTTTCGTAAGTGAAAACTGAGAAAGGTCAAGTTTTTGAAATGCTTCATGGTCTGTGCTTTTTAAATTTTCAATATATTCTGTTTCGTTCCATAAGTGCACTTCCTGATTTAATTCTAAACAATCATTTATATATTTAATTTGTTTTTCTTTTGCTTCAATTGGCAAGTCCGATTTAAGAATTTCTTTTTTTAGTTCATTCGGGTCATTTCCGTTTACAATAGCATCAGCTAATTTACTCGATAAATCATTCATAAATGTATTTGTTTTTTCCCTTTGAACAGCTTCCATTTGGTTTGTTAAAACATTATATTCTCTCATAACTGCATCTCTTGTTTGAGGGTCTTTAATTGAATTGATACTGTTGTAAACTTGCTCAAGCGGCAACCCTACATATTTAGAAGCAATATTTCTTGCAGTATAGGTTAATTCATTATTCTTTACTGCATCAATATAATGCGGCAATTTATTTGGACTTATTTCTCCTTTATGCTCCTCTAAATACTGAGAAGCCTTCAAAGAACCATCTGCTAAATATGCATTTAAAACTGCTTCATGCACACTTGACCTATATTGCATCTTATTAAGTTCAATGGCACTTCTATCCAAATGCTGCAATTCTCCTTGCCATTCAATTGCCTGATAACCGCTTTGAAGTGATTTTTGTATTTCATCAGGATTATTTCTCAGATTCACAGCATTATTTAAAAAGTTAATTTGACTCTGCTGCGCTTCTCTATTTGACCAAGCAATGCCTTCTTTATAATCATGAGATGTTACTTGTTCCGCTATTCTCTCTCTTGCCTTTGAATATGTTAATTGTGCCCTTCTTGCAGCATCAGCCGTAAATCTAGCATTCTTAATATAATCCTTCATATAGTCATCATAGTCTTTTAAAATAGCCTCTGAACCACCATAAGCATCTTTCCCAAATTTATATAAGTAGCCGTTTTCTTTATCATGTAAATTTTGCTGCTCCCATTCAGAGCTTTTATTTACCATTTCAAGAATTTTAGTATCATCAACTCTATCTTTTATTTTTGACATTGCATCAGCAAATACATCTAATGCCCTGCCGACATTTTGTCCTGCTTGTGATACATTAACACCAAACATATCTTGATTAACTCTAGGCTCAAAATATGGTGTAGGAGTAAGATGCGGAGCAACTTCTCTATGATATTGTGGTACTTGTGGCATTTATTTTAAACCTCTTATTTTTCTTGTTCTATAAAAAAATTCAAAATCTTTTGGTATATTCAATCCAACCGGATGCGGATTGTTAAAGTTATATCCAAACTTTGAAAGCCATTTTTTTGCAAGTTCATTTTCCTTGTAAAGTATATTAAATGTCATCCAAAATTCTTTATCAAAATTCTTTATTTCCTTTTTTATATTCCTTAAAAGACACATCTGATAATTAACAACCTCAGGAGTTGAAAGAAGCCATACTGCTCCAACACCTTCCTCAGATGTTTTGGCGCATCCACCCATGCAAACCGGAGTATCATCTGATTTTTTACATCCCAAAACAAAATAGTCATTATTGTTCATTATGTCTTTTAAGCATTCTTCAACATAATTCTCTCCCTTTTGATAAAGGGCCTCATGTTTATCCTCTTCCCTTAAATGTTCAAGAATATATCTAACATCCTTATCATTCTTGTCTTTGCGATACATTTATTACTATTCACCTAATAATTGTTTTTTTTGACTTACTGCTGCATCTGATAAACCACGAGGAGCAGTTCTTGTATCTCTTCCTGCAAGCGTTGCAGATTTATTTCTTGAAGATGCTACAGACTTTGTAACTGATGCATCCGCTTGCGTAGGTGCAACCTCTTCTTTTTTTTGAGTAGTTGTTGTTGCAGCAGGTGCTGATGGAGTGCTACACATGTTATTTTTCTCCTTTCAATTTTGGTTTTTTAACTTTTGCTTTTTGTTTACTTCTATTTATTTTTTCTTTCTCAATTTTCATTTTTTATTCCTTATTGATGACCATCTGATATATCTTCCATATTAACAATTGCACTTACGGCAGATATTGTTAAAGGCAGGGGATATTTTTGTTTAATATGGATGCTTGCCCTATCAACCGGAGTATTTAAAGGAGTTGCTGTCTTTTTGCCTGAATATAAATAACCGCTATCATTGATACTTTCAATGCTTCTTGCAAGTTGTGTTTCATGGCCTTCATTACCAATTACAAAAAAGTCCTCTCTTGACTTTAGAATATTTACTGTAACAGTATTTATTTGCTTTAATAGGCCATGAGTATTATCCCCTTCGACCCCTAATGTTTCAAATTCAAATTCATAAGGCAGGCCTACAACTAAATCAGTAGTTTCTTTTGAAATTGTCAATGTTCCATCATTTGACACTTTTAAATCAGTAATTACACCGCCATCTGCTAATGCAACAACTTCTGTATTTTTCAAATGGTCTAATCCGGACACAGTTGTAACCGGAGTATCAAAATGAGCAGATAATCCGCAATCAAGTAAAAATGCTGTTCTTGCATTATTTATTATTCTTGTTTTAGTTCTTTCAACACATTTAACGTCTTGCCCATTGAGTTTTCTTTTAACAACAAAATAGGCAACATCTTCTTTTCCTTCTCTTATAACAGCAACTGATTCAAAAGTTCCCTGAGTTTCCCATCTGCCCCATCCGCAAAGTTTCTGTTTTTTGTTATAAGTTAAAGTTGCCAAAGAACCATCATTAAATACTACATACACAATTCTGTAAGGTGCTTTTGCATATGCAATATAGATAATTTCCTTGCCTTCAAAAAGATGACTTGCATATAAAGAAAGTTCATCACCATCATAACTATCTGATAAATAGTCATAACCTAATTCTCTAATAACAGCACCCCCTGCTTCAACAAAAAGAACCATTGAACCTGATACAACCGGCTGAACATGAGAAGAACCGTAAGAAGATTGAACAGTTGCAACCGGCATAGGGTTTGCTTCAAATTTACCATCCGCACCGTTTATTTTGTATTCTGAATTTGAAGTAAGTGCAATTAAATCTTTAAATGGAATTAAATGCATAATCTCATTTACTTCTCTATCTGCAAGCGGCACATCAACCGCATCTGTTGCAATTAAAGGCCTTGAACAGTTAAAGTTGTTAGATGTTGCAGTTTGAGATGCATATAATGTTTGCGGATTATCAACAGTATTTGCATAAATTTTTCTCTGTTGATAATACGCACAACATGAAGGATTGTTATTATTTGCAAAAGGATTTTTCTGAATAGGAGCAGTTTCTTTTAAATCCGGTTCAATATTATCATCAGTAAATGATGTAGTTGTTGAAGTTCCGACATATCCGAATATACCATTTACAGAACGATAAACATTGTATTCTGTTGCGCCTGTTACTGCTGCCCATGATAAAGTAATATATTCTGATGTAGTCCAATATGCTTCTCTATGTCCTTGTACACTTGCCTCATTAGAACGAGCACTCTCTTCCAATGTATCAGCATCAACTGCCGTAACAAGATAAGTGTATGTGCGCATATTGCCTGTGCCACCTGTCCAAGCAGCAGTTAAACTTGTAGGTGCTGTTATGGATGGCTGAAACAATATATCTGATAAAACCCAATTATCGTGGTCATATCTAATGAGTTCTTTTGGCGCATAATCAAGATGTGTTATTGTTAATATATCAGCACTTTGTGCAAATTTTAATCTTTGAAGGTCATCTGCTGCGTATGGAGTTATAATCTCATAAATATCCTGTTCAATCCATTTTTCCGCTTCAAGGTCATCTGAGAAAGTTCCTGCCGTATGAGATTCTAAGCAATAATATGTTTTGCTATTTTCCTGAACAAAATTACCTGCCACATAACTTGTACCTGTTACCCAAGCATCAGCATTATCAACAATAATATATCCGCCATCTTGAATAAATCTGAAATATTTATCTCCTGCTTCAATGATATATGTTTGCTCAGTATTAAATGTAAAAGGTATAAGACGTACTTTTTTTGTACTATCTTTAACTTGTCCGACATATTCAAGGCCATTTCTGTTTGATACACATCCCTCTTGATGCACAAATCCATTTTTTAAGGTTTTAAGGCCAATTGAATATTGCTCTAAATCTGTTCTCATATATAGAGGCGGACAAAATTCTCCTCTTGCAAAACTTACTTGTGAAATTCTTGTGTTTGCCATTTTACCTACCTTGCATCAAGATATGTACTTTTATCTTCATCAACTTCTTGACCTTCTGATGCATTAGAAATTTGCGCTAGTCTTACCTTATCCCAATAACTTCTCATAGCACTATTTGCCTTTTGCTCTGAGCCTGTAATTGCCTTGCCTGCTTCCCCTGCAAGATACAGAGCAAGCGCTGCTGCAAATTCCGGAGAAAAGAATGTTTCCTGTTCAACTCTTCTTGTATATCTCAAAACAATAGGTGATACAGTTGTTAATAATATTTTTTGACCTGCTTCATTTGCAGATAATCTGAATTTCTTTTTTTCTCCGTTTCCTTCTGCAACATATATTTCGCGAGCATTCAAACAATCATTCGGGCAATCATATACATATTGAAAACGAGGGTCAAGACATTCATCTGATGTAGGAGTTAGTGTTCTATACTTTTCTGCAAAGTTCCAATCAAATGCCTTTAAAACTTCATCCCTTGCATTTTCATAGAAGTTACGAAGTATAATTGCTCTTGTATCATCCTGCGCATCTGCGTTTGCAATAGGCGCTGTTACACCCAATTCATTTAATGCCATATTGAATATTTTTGTTTTTGATATTGCCATTTTTTTATCCTAAATTATTATATGCAGAGTCAATAAGCATACCTGTGTGCTTAATTCCACCACCACTACTACTACTAAACCCATACCATTTTGATGCAACATCAGCAGTTTTGCTTATACCTGCAAGGCCTGTACTTAGTGCATTTAATTTTCCTGCTGAATATGCGTTTTGTCCTGCGATAATATCAAGGTTTGCTTGATTCTTTAAATTTCCTGCTTGCGTTTCGTATGCAAGCGCTTTTCTTTCATAGTTATATCTTGTTTGAAGTGCATCAAGTTCTCCCATTGCAGCAGTATCTCCAATAACATCAAGAGCCGTGCCTTGTGTTACATCAACACCGTTTGCAGCCATTGCAGTTTGCTGAGAACCAATTGCTTGAAGAGTTTTTATTCTTTGAAGTCTTGCTTCTTCAATTCCCTGCTGTCTTTCCATTGCCGCATTGCTTTCAGCAATTTTTGCATTTTCCTGTGCCACTTGTGCTTGATAATTATAATAAGCCTGTTGCTGCTTTCCTTGCTGATAAGATGAAAATGCGCTTGTTGCACTTCCTGCTATTCCGGCAAGTGCTCCTGCGGCAAGTACCGTATTTGCAACACCTGCAATAACCCCTGCCGCACCAATACCTGCTGCGCCTGCCGCAGATGCGCCAATGCCAATACCTAGAGCTGATGCAATTGCTGTTGCTGTTATTATACACATTTTATTTTCCTCTTACCCTTAAAGCCTCTTCGAGTTCTTTAATTTGTTCCTTAATTGATTTTTTATCTGCATCCTCAATTAAAATACCTTTTTCAATTCCTTCATTGATTAAAATTTCAAGATATTCTGCATCCTCTTTTGTTGCATCAGATATTTCATTTACTTCTTTTTTATCATCATCTTCTTCATCTTTTACATCCGCATCCGGATTAACTTGTTTTACTTCTTTTTTTTCGTCTTTTCTTGTTTCAATTCCGTCAGCAAGAGTTGCCCATGATGGCATACTTTTACCTTTAAAATCTATAATTCTTCCTGCTTTAATAAATTCAAGATTATAATAACAATCTTTAATTACTTTAACTTTCATAACTTTCCTTTCGACAATTAAAAAACAGAGGAGCAAAATGCTCCTCTGCCAAGCTAGTGATTACATATTGTGATATGAGCCTTCATTTGCTGCAACAATACCTGCTGTAATTTTACCGGTAGTTGCGTTAGAACCTGTAACATCATAATATAAACGCAAAAAGCCTTTGTTGCCTTTTGGCATATAGTTGATTGATGCAGCATAACCTGCTTTTAAATCTGCAACAGGAATTGCGCCTGTTGTTGCTAATTCAACCGGAGTTGTAAATGCAGCATCAGTTGCTGTTTGCAATTTAATAGTTAATGATGTTAGAGTTGCAAAATCTTCTGTTACTTGAATGCGTACAGGGATTGGAGTACCAAAAGTAATTTCTTTTAGTTTACCTTTTGAATAATCAAGTACATTTGTTGAAGCAGCATCTGCTGTTATTGCTTGATTGTCTGAAAATAAATCTTCTTTACTATATAACATTTTTATTTCTCCTTATTTATTTTGTAATTAAATTTTGGCGGATTCTTAAAGAGCGTACCGCCATACTCTTCTTTTTGTGTGGGCGCACAAACTAAGAAACTTGTGCTTCTGTATCAAGAATTTGGTCGCAGCATTTAACTGGAATGCCTAAGAATTTAACAACAGGTTTTCCTGCAAATTCATCAATAGTTAATTGAACATTTGATTTATTCATTGCTTGTAAATGTAAGAATGTTTCAATTGTTTCATTAACGTAGATAACTGTTTTGCCGCCTTTTGCATGTTGTTTAATTCTGTGATACATCTTAACCATTAAGTCAATTAAATCAGCCGCAGAAGCGCCATCTAAATCTGAAACATCAATGTTTGCAATACGGCCATTTGCTCTGTAATTTCTAACAGTTAAACCAATATCCCAAGAGAAATAATCTCTGTATGCTTCAAAGTCATTACCGCTTCCATCTTGTGCTGTTACTTGACCTTTATCAATGTGTTGTAAGCCTGCTTTACTTCCTTTTGGATATAGAAGGTGAGTGTGTTTTTCGCCCCAAGTTACAAACCAAATTGAAGTATTATCTGAGCCTGAACCACCTGCTGAAATAATTTGATAACCAATGTTTCCTTTTGTTGTAGAAATTTTGTTATAACGAGTTGCAAGGCCATCAAATGCTGCATCATTTTTTCCTTTGTTCCCATAAAAAATGTTTGTTTGCACTTTGTTATTCATACCTTGAATATGAGCTTCTGCTTCATTCAATCTGAATTGATTAGTGTTTCCGTTTAAGTCTGCAAGTTTTTTATCAACAAGTGAATAATCATCAAGCATTGCAGTTGTATCTGTTACTTGTGTATAATCACCTTTTTGGCATTTTACACCTTGATAAAATTTTCTAAATTCAGGGTCAGGTAAACCGTTTCTTACAGTTGTTTTGTGTGATGTACCATCATTACATTCCAATGTAATTGCATCTTCAAGAAGGGTATTTGATTGAGCAAACAAATCAATAATTGTTGCTGTTACTTTACCATCTTGTGTTTGAGCATACATGTCTTTTAGTGTTAAATAAGTATTTCCTACTGTTGCCATAATTTTTTTCCTTTCTGATTTTTATTTTTCTTGAACGCAAAATGTTATTTATTGCTAATGCAAAAGTTACAAATGTTAATTGATTTTTACGGATTAAATAAGTTGTTATTCTTTGCTGCCGTACAAAATATCTGCTGCACTTTGTTTTGTGCCGACAGGCGCATTTATTTGAGTTATCTTGTCATTGCCTGTTAAACTTCCGAGTTTATGGAATAACTTGATAACCGCAGGATGATAATCAAGATGTAAGTCTTGAAGGACCGCTTTTAGTTCAGGAGTTGCAAATGCGTTATATCCCTTGTCTGCCACATCCAAAAAAGCATTCATTTTGACCGCATCCCCTGCTCCAATTTCCTTGTCTGTATTCAGCAATTTTTCATAGCTTAGTTTTACTGCCTCTTTTTCTTGCCTTTTATATTCAGCAATTTTGTTTGGGGCATCTGCCAATTGCTCTTGCTGAATTTCTACAAGAAGATTTGCTAGTTTGTTTGCGCTTTGCTGAGATAGATTAAGTTCTTTGCCAATAGGAGCAAATTTTGCGGCAAGGTTTTCATCAATCTGAATACCTTCCGGCAATTTTAAATCTTTAAAGTCATAGTTTTCAGGCGCACCATAAGCACCTTCACTATTTGTATCTGCTACATCATTAGTAGTTGTTTCATCTTCTGTTTGAGTTTGAGCATCTGTATTAACATCTTCTGTATCAGTTGCTTCTTGCTCTAATCCTGTTGCTGCAATTTGTTCTTGTTCTGACATGAATCTTTTCTCCTTCTCTCTTCGATTTCTATAAATTTTTTAAAATTACTTTGCTTCAATAAATCCAATAACCATAGGCCTTGCTCACGTTTTCCACGATTGAACATATCAACATCATGGTTTTGAAAGTTGCATCCTCTCTCCCAAGCGCCTAATTTATCGAGTAAAATTTCAATAAAAATTAGACCTTCTTCTTTATTAGATACATTCTTTAAGGTCATCTTTATTTCATCATCTGTATAGTTCATCAGTTCTTGTCATCCTCTTTAAAGCCAAGAAACAATTTAAGAAGAGGGTCAATAGGTTTTAAATCGTACAAATCACATCTATCAAGTTGTGTTTCAAGTTCAAAAATCTTTTTGCCAAAGAGTTTGAAAATCTTTTTCTCATGGAGTCTAACTTCATCCATTTAATTTTTATCCTTGCCCCAATCTTTGCATCAATTCATTGCCAAATGCATCAGCACCACCCATATTTTTAACTAATTGACTTCCCTGCATCATTGCATTCATCTGCTCTTGCTGCGCTTGCTTTTGCTCAATTGCTGCTCTTATTGCTGCAATTTCTTTTGATGACTTAACTTGTGAAGGGTCAATGTTTGCAAAGTCTGCATAATCATCAATCATCTTTTCACCTTCAATTTTTCTTGCAAGAACAGGGTCAATTGTTGCGGCCATATTTGCAACAAAAGTTGTAAACCTTTCCATTGAAGCAATGTTTTGCGCCTTCATTGCTTGCGCTAGAGTTGATACAAATTCCATCTCAACTTCCTGCCCCTTTAAGGCATCAGGTATAGGCGGCAATATTCCTTTTTCAAGTTCTTCATAAAATAACCAATCAAGAATTTGTTTTAATGCAATATGAATTTGCTCTAATAGAGGCGATAGAAGAACCATCTTTTCTTCTTTTAATTCATTTACTTCTGTTGCAGTTCTGCCACGTTCAGCCGTGTTTAAAATCATTGCAAATAGGTCATTATAAAAAATTGACCTTATGCTTTCTCTCAATTCATTTATGCCATCTTTCAATTCCAATACACGAGGATTGACTTCATAAACAGGAGTTAGTCCGTTTCCGTTTTCATCTGTTTCATTAAAATGTCCGGGCACATCAGACATATCTTTGTTTTTAAGTGAAGCAGGGCCTTTATATGCCGGAGTTACCATCTTCTTAACGGCCTTAGCATATTCCTTGACCATTGTCATAAGTTGTTTTGCATCAGGCAATGCATAAGCGCCAAGTCCTTTTGACGGATAGTTATCTTCTCCGTTGCAACTTGCTTCAAAAACTACATAAGGAAAGCGGTCAAACCCTGATTTTCTCAAAAACTTATTATCAGAGTTTGCTTCATAATAAACTGATATAAACTTCTTTTGTGCTGATATTGGAGAACCTTTGATATGTTCCATGTTTGGCTCAACATAATGCACAATCTCAAACATATCATTTGGCCTTACTTTGCTTGCTTCCTGAACTGCCTCAGAGCAATTTTCATAACCAAATTCCTTAACAAGGTTTCTTGCATTCTCCATATAAGTGCGGCACATGGTATTTACAATGCCTCTATTATCTTTAGAATAATAGTAAGAACCAATAGGCAAACATTTAAAGTTTACAACTGTATCATAATCAGATTCCATTGCAAGTGCTGAAAACAAGAATACTGCCATTTGGTCATATACCTCAGGCAACAATTGATAAAAGTTTGAAGCATACAAAATTCTTCTTGTTAGTTCATCAAATTTTGCACAAAAATCTTTTATTTCCCAATCGTTTGCAAGTTCCTTATTTGATACAGTTGACTTAAACCATCTTCTTGTAGGTGAAGTTGCACCTGTCATCATCCCTGCTGCAAAGTTTCTAACTGCAATAACCGTTGTACTATCTAATATTTTCTTGCTTCTTATGCGTGGTTTGTTGACATTCCTTGCAATAAACCTTACAGAGTTTGGCGAAAAATAATCAGCCTGTTCCTGTAAATCAGCCTTGATTGAATTAAATATTTCTCTCAACTCACTTTTTCTTGATTCAAAATATTCTTTTGTATATTTGTTATTTTCTTGAATGCCAACAGTTTTTTCAGAAGGTTTTTGTTTCCTTCCTGCAAGGCCTTTAGTATTTTGCTCTGCAACTAAATCCATATTATTCACCTAATAAATTCTTTTTGCTTGTGCTTGCATCATCAGACAAGCCTCTTGCTGATGTTTTAATATTTCTGCCTGCAAGAGCTGCTGCTTTATTTCTTGTTGAAGCCGTTGCCTTTGTTACTGCTGCATCCGCATAAGTAGGTGCTGCAACTTCTTTTTGCTGCGTTGTTTGCACAGCAGGCATTGATGGACTACTTCCGCACATATTATTTCCCCCTATTTTTACTATCTTTTAATCAAATGGATTAAAATCTGTTTGCACAGTTTGATAATCCGCACTTTTTAAATTCTTATTTTTTGCAGTAAACAAATACGAATGATAATTGATTGCATAAACTGCCATCATCACGGTATCAGCAAAATCAGGACTTTCAGATTGTTCTTTTCTTATGTCTTTTTTATCTTGAATGTATGTTAATCCGGATGGTTTATATACTCTTTTAATGTATTCAAGTTGCCTCATCCCATTTTCACAAGTGAGTTTCAGCCATCCATTTTCAATAAATTCTTTAACTGCAAGATAACCATCCGCCCTTTGATTTCCGCAACTTAAACTTTTTGCTGTTCCTGCTCCTCTAAATCCTATTGCATCCTCAATTGATTTTTTAACTGAAACATATATGGGATAGCCAAGACCATCAGCATCAATAATCAAAATATCCGGCTGCCATTGTGAGTAAAGACTTATAATCTTACCTTTAGTAATATCTGTGTCCGGATTAGACCATGTAACAGTTTTATCTTCAAGCCATCCTGTGAGAGATTGTTGCGTAAACAATTTTGCCACGCACAAATCTCCACCGGATGCCGATAAGTCAACCGCCATGACAGAATTATGCGGATGATTTTCATGATTGAAAACAAGAGTTTTCGCTTCATCAATTTTTGTTGAAGGTATTAGATAATCACTTGCTTGCGCTAATGGTTTTCCAAGCCAAATATGTTCATATTCACCATAGTTTTTTGCTTTAGATATTTCAGCTTCTTCATACTGTTTTTTAGCAAGATACGGATTATCAAAATAGAGAATTGTAATGTGCTGCGTATCGTATCTTCCGACACAAAACTTATAAACAGGGTCATTCCTCACAAACCTATTCATTGTAAATATGACCCTTGAATTTTCTTTTCTGATTGTAGGAATTATGTAGTCAAGTGTAGGTTTTGTTATTGCCTGCGCCTCATCAATCCAAAGAATATCAATGCCTTCAAGGCCTTTGATGTTTACTCTTCCTTGCTCTCTAAATCCTTGAAAGAAAATAACAGAACCTGTTTTTCTATGAATAATCCTTTTATCTTTAATATCAAAGTTTAAATCATATTCTGTTATTAACTTATCAAAGATTGTTTTAACAGATTCATCAATTGATTTTTGAGTTTCCCTGCCGCAACAAACCCTTATTTTTCTCTGTTCTGCAAGATATAAAATAAACCTTGCAACAGAATGAGATTTTCCACCGCCTCTGCCGCCTTCCAATAAGTGATAATTAAACTTATCAAAATTGAATATAAAAGGTAAAATTTTATCAGGCACATTAAGAATTTTGGGTAGTTGAATTTTCTCCATCAAGCGCCTCACCTACATTAAAGTTTAATTTTTTACCATCAACAGAGATGCTTCCCATAATTGTTACAGCATTATTTGATGCATCCTCATTTTCATTTTTATATAACCCTGCAAGTTTTCCTTTAAGTTCAACTGCCTTAATTGCAGCAGAAACATTTGGATTGTGATATTTATCAGTACAATTCATTGCAACTTCTTTCATCTCATTTAACTCTTCAAAGTGTTTCAGGGCATCATAATTAAGTTGCTCTTGAATTGTTTGCTGCTGATTAGTTTGGAATTGATTGAGCCATGGGGTTATCTTAGGGTTTTTGAAAAACCGTGAAGCCTCAACATTTATGCTATTATCAGACATGTTTTTACAATTATACGCATAACGATATGCCTCACTTTTATTCTTGTTATTAGTGAGGTATCTCATTAAACATTTATTCTCTTTGTCTGTTAAGTGGGGTAAATCAATCATAAGTTTTAAAAAAAATTGGGGATAAATCCCCAAATAGAATTAGTAGCTATCAATAGAGATAGATATATATGAAAAGTTAGGGTCTTATTGTCTTAATTGTTTCCTTTTGGCCATAATAATCACAAGCCTTTTGTACTATTTTTATTACTTCACCCTTGCTGTTCCTTATTTCTTTATTCTCTCCATATATCCATCCGCAAGGTTTTCCTTTTTCAATTACTAAATCAAAATAAGTATATAACTTATCAGATTTACATAGTTCAATTTCTTTTTCAGCTTTTAAACCGCTTTTTGGTTTATTAAATGTTTTATTCTGCGTTTTATTTGTTTCAAATAAACGAGTAACAGTTTTATTACAGCGAGGACAATAACCTATATACAATGTTCTGTTGCTGCAATCTTTTGTATCTGCTAAAAACCAAACATCAGATGCTCTAAACTTTCTCCCACAATGATTAAACAAATATCCCTAGCTCCTAAATTTTCACACTCATCCCTGTAAATTTGCGCCCATCAACGGCTTTTGACTTAACTTCCCCAAGCCGACATAATTAAATGCCGTTATCAAAATCTGTCTGAACAATTTACACTTTTATTATTATCAAATTTTTTGTCAAAAATCTTATTTACTTAATTAACAATATTTTTAAAAGCGGAAAAATTTCTTTCACCATTACTATTTAAAACACTTCACATTTTGTTATATTCATTCTTTTTTTATCACTTTTTTATCTTTTTATTTTTTAAAAAATAACCAAAACTATCTTATTTCCTGAATTTTATTTTTTGTCATGAGAATTTTTTTAAAATTCTTTTTTAAAAGAAAAAATAAAAGTTTTAAAATCACCATTTTAAAAGCCTTTTTAAAAAACCGTTTCTCTTTTTCCTTAGTATATAAATACTTTAGTATTTATATACTTTAATTTATTTTAATTTAATTTACTTTAATTTAATTTAGAGCATTGCTAACGAAAGTTACTGGCATTGCTAGTAAAAAATACTAGCATTGCATTTGCATTGCTGTTGCATTGCTACTGCATTGCTGCTGCATTGCTGCTGCATTGCTGCTGCATTTTTAGTCAATAACAGAAAGTGTGTAACGGTGTTATAACGGTTTTTAACATCATTATTAAGTCAATAACAGAAAAGTGTGTAACAGTGTTATAACACCTAAAATTTAGCATTAAAAAAGCCGCTTAATCAAGCGGCGGAATTGTGTTATTTATTATTTGATAGGTTTTACCGGATGAATTATTTTGTATCATATTATCATACTTTGTATAACTGCTTCCATCTGAACCGTATATTTGATTACCACGTTTTGTATATGATGTAGGATTCTGTGCATTATTACTATAATAAGTATCTCCTATATAACTTCCATGAAGAGTATTTATAGGAGCATAATTAAAATTGTCAAATTTATTAGACTCTTGACAATAAGTGCATCCGGTACTTAATATCAGTATTAAAAGTAAAAATCTTATCTTCATACTTCCATTTTAAACCTTTTTTAAGTTTTTTTCTATCCTTTTAGACTACTTATTTAACAATTCTTCATGTTTTAAATTTGGAAAATATATAGTATTTTTTGTTTTATTTTTTCTTTTTTATAAGAAAGGAGTAAATCATGAAATTAAAAATATTATGTAAAGTGTATGCCGCTCTTAATTATACTTATGGAGCAAAAACCGCCATTAAAATTTTAGAAGAACTTCTAAAATATATTATTTTTTAATTCCCCTTCTATCTAATTCATTACTCACAATATTTTTTACTATTTCAAGAACATCTTCGTCAATGTCCTTGAAAGGCCTTGTGATGAACATTTTACCATAATCAGCAATCAACCAATTCAAATTAACATTAAATTCTTGACATAATGTAACCAACATAGAATATGAAGGATTGTTTTCATCCCTTTCATAAGATGAATAAGTTCTTGCAGAAATTTTTAAAAGTTCTGCCATCCCTTCTTGCGTTTGTGATAAGTGTTTTCTAATTTCTTTTAATTTTTTACCATACATACATACACCATTTGCATTAAGTTTTGTAAAGATACATAAAATATGTTGACAACAAACATGAATTATGTATAATTAGTTATAGTTAAATTATTTACTTAACAATAACATAAAAACACAAAAACGACAAAATTGCCGTTTACTTTGTGTTACTTGTTATGCAAAAAAAAGAAAGTGAGGAAAATTTTGAACTACACCAAAGAAAGGCCTGTTCCGATGACGATTTATCTTTTACCTTCAAAAGCAGATAAACTAACTACAAAAGCATTTGAAAAAGGTTTTAAATCAAGAAATTGTCTTGTAAATGCAATTATAAATAAATGGCTAGAAAAAGAAGATAGACAAACTGTTTAAAATGAGGAGAAAAATAAAATGGGTAATGTTATTAAAATGCCTCTTTATAGGTTTTTTCATCAGGCCTATATCGAGATTAAGAAAAAACAAGATGATATTAAAAGAAAAAAAATTGAATTTCTTTATCAAGAAGCATATCACTTTTTCTTAGACTCATACTTGATGAAAATTGCAGAAAAAGGAGCAATTGATTTTCCACCCTATATGTACGAAACAGGAAAAATAATTTGCCAAGAAGCACAAAACAAAGCAGAGCAAGCGCTTCTTGCAGTTATTGAAGCAGACAAAGTTAATTATTGCTATACAAAAAGAATTAGACAAATTAAAAACTTATTAAAATCAGGTAATTAAATGAGCAGAAATATCTATAAAACATATTTTTCGCATGATATATATTCAAGGCAAGACCCGAAGATTAAAAATCTTTTGGTGCATTTTCGTAAAATTAGCAACGAAAAAGCATTGGCTGCTGTTTGCATATATTGGTGGATTATCGAAGATATGCATGCAGACGATTATAAAATATCAGACCTTGAAACATACGCAGATGATTATAGATGCGACATTGATTTTCTTAAATCAATCCTTGAAGATTTTGAATTATTTAGAATAGATAATGGCTGCTACATATCAGATAGAGTTTTGAGAAACATTGCAGAGCAAGAAGAAAAAGCAGAAAAGGCAAGAGAAAAAGCAAATAAAAGATGGAGCAAAAAAGATGCTGTTCCTACCATAGATTCAGACCTTGTTAATTCAATTATTAAACTTTATAACGAAACATTTAAAAAAGCACAAATTGTAAGCAAAGAAAACAGAGCAAAAATTTTCAAAATAACACAAGACAATAATTTGACTTTTGATGTTTGGCAAAAAGTTTTTTCTCATGCAAAACGTGGATGGGATATAAATGGCGAGAATAAAAAACCATCTCTTAAAAATATTCTTGATAATTGGGATGCCTTTGCCTCAAATGATTATTTTTTAGCGCCTGATTATGAAACAATTAAGGCCGAGAAAATAGCACAAGAAACAGAACTTGAAAGACAAAAACAAGAAGATATACTCAAAACAGAAAGAAGCAGACAAGAACTTGAAGATAGCAAAAATTCAATTTGTGATGCAGCAAGTGCGATAGAACACTTAAATAAGTATTCAAGGTTTCCTGAACCATATTTAAGAAGGTCATCAATAGTTAATAACTACATGAAAAAATACAATTTCACAGTTGAAGATATTCTTGATGCAAGAGAAAAAGAAAAGGAATTATGGGGGATATAATGCAAGAGCCTGTTTTAATTCCTTTTAAAAAAATCATAAATGGATATGAGTATGAGATGCATGGTTATCCAAATGCTCTTCTTGCTTATAACATAACAAGACTATATGACGGTTATTTTCTTAAAACAGAAGTCAAAGATAATGTAACTAATATCTTTTGGCAATCCGGCAATTATTTTAAAAGAAAATTAAAGTTCATAGGTAAAGTTGTTTATGATTTATCCACCGACACAATGACCTACATAAAATATGGTTTTAAACAAGAGCTGCATGAATTTCATAAAGACAACTCTTTTGGCCTTAATTGGGATGTAATTAGAGAACTCAGGGCAAAAGATTATATCCGGATTGAAGAACCGACAACCAAGCCAAAAGGCAAAAATATTTACACAATATCTGTAAGCAAACTTTTATCCGACAAGAAATTTAGGCACTTCAAAACAGAAGGGTATGAAAAACAAATTTTTGTGCCAAAAGAAAACTTTAAAGTTGAATGGGTAAAAACAAGAAAAAAAAGGAGAAGTAAATGAACTCAGAAAAGTACAAAGAACTTAAAGAAATGGTTATTTCAATGAACCGTACAGAACTTATCAATCTTTTTGAAATTGTTATTGATGAGATAAATCATAAAAACATAGAAATTAGCATAGAAACATTATCGCAAGATGAAGATTGAAGTGTTTGAAACACAAAGGGAATTTAACAATAAATTTCCAAGCAAATTTTATATCTGCTCTTGCTGCGGCAAAATTGTTATAGATAAATACACTTGTAATTATTGCGGATGGAGAGCAGACGGCCTGTTTAAAACTTTTGGTAAAGGCTATAAATTTATCATTAAAGAACAAGGCGCAGACATACAAGAAATTTTTAAACCGGTAGAAACAATGAAAGAAGATAATTTATCCAAGATGATTCTTAATTCCAACACAGGGCAAGAGGATGCCCCTTGCCCTATTTTCTTTAAAGGAGAAGAAGGAGAAAAAGATGAAAGAAAATAAAAATTGTCCGAGTTATGATTCAGGATTTTGTGAAACATATCCGACACCATATCAAATGAAATGCAAGGATATTACATCTTGTATTTGGAAAAACACATCTTTTAAAAAGAAAATAAAACAATTGAATAATAAATGCAAAAAACAAAATACATGTGAATTACTGATAACAGTTAGCAACCAATATGAAAAAGTTGTTGAGCAAAATAGAAGCCTGCAAAAAAATTTGCAAAGAATGCAAAAACAAAATAAAAATCTAATATCACTTTTGGCCGACATAAAAGATAAGTGCAGCACAATTATTGAAGATAGCAAAGCTGATTATGATAATAATCCTTACTCAAAAGCAAGGTTAATTACCGCTGAGGACATTTTAAAAATTATAAAAACAAATGACCTTAAAAATGATTTTTATTTTTTAAACAGCAAAAAAAGAAAGCTCAATGAATTTGAGCAAGGTATTAAAAATGAAGTAGAAAGATTATTAAAAGAAGGCGAGGAAATATGCCAATGATAGATACCAAAAATATTCTCGAATATTGTTGTATTCTTGAAGAAATAACTATACATAAAAAAAACATAAAGATATTAAAAGCCGCTGATGTTGATTTTATAAATTTGGCTATTTGGCATAAAGACACAAGCAAAGAAACAACATATATAGAAATGCCTGATACAGCCAAGCCATTTATAGATTTATTAAAAAACGAAATAAAAGAATTAGAGAAAAAAAAGAACAGTTTTTTAATATATAAGAAGGGAGAAAAAAATGAATAATAACACCGGATGCCTTTCAATAATAATATTTTTTATTTTAATTTTTCTGATATGCCTGTTTAATTATCGTTACACAATCTCAAACAATGCCCCACAATGCATGTTTGCAAGGGATATCGCAACTTGCATACAGATTATTAAGGAGATTAAAGAATGAGCGAAATAAGTTATTACACCCTTGCATCACTAAAAATCGAGATACAACAGTTAATAAAATTGTTAGAAGATACAACAGAACTTAAAGAAAAATACAATGAAGTCTTGAAACTTGCCAAAGAAAATGCCGACAGTAATGAATATTGCTTGCAGGAATTGGAAAAAGAAAACAAACAATTAAGAAAACGTCTTAAAATGGCCGACAAGCAAATGGCAAAAGAAGAAGATAAATATTTTAAAATGCAAGAAAAAATTGAGCAACTAAATGTACTAAAAAATGTTTACTTGTCTTGTTACAAGGCAAAACACAACGATATTAAAGGCGAAATATTTAAATTAAGAGAAGAAAATAATGACTTAAAACATACACTTGAAGAAATAAAGAAGATGTGTGAAAGCCATATTGAAGCAAAAAAGATTGTTATGGCGGATGAAATTATAAATATAATCAACGAGGTTTTAAAATGAACCTTGAAACAATAGAAAAAATTAAAACCGAATGCGAAAGAGAAGTGAGATTAAGACAATCCGTTTACCCCAAATTAGTTGCCGCAGGAAAGAAAACCCAAGAGGATGCCGACAGGCAAATTAAACTTATGGCACTTGCGGCAGCTTGCTTCAAAAAAATTCTTGACAATAAAGCACCTGAGGCACAACAAATCTTATTTGACAAAAAAGATTATGAACCGACTCAAACAATGTACGGATGGAGAATGCCATGACGAATGAACATTTAAGAACATCTAAAGGCAAAAATGATGAATGCTATACTGAAAGATATGCAGTAGAGCCACTTCTTGAATTTATGCAGCCATATAAAAATAAAATTATATGGTGTCCTTTTGATGATGAAACATCCGAATTTGTCAAAGTATTTCAAGAAGAAGGCTACAATGTTACATATTCTCACATAAATAACGGTCAAGATTTTTATGTTTACGAACCGGACAAATGGGATGTTATGATAAGCAATCCCCCTTTCACTAATAAGTCATCAATTTTTAGAAGGGCATTAAGTTTTAATAAACCTTTTGCTCTTCTGATGACAATCACATGGTTAAATGATTCTGCCCCTGCAAATGTTTTTAAAGATAAAGAACTTCAAATTTTATCTTTTAACAGAAGGATGCAATTCAAAAATCAGCAAAGTAATAAAATCAATTTTATGTCTGCATACTTCTGCCATAATTTTTTGCCGCAAGGTTTTATATTCCGCAGTTTTCAAGACCGCAATCAAATGAGGCTGCCAATATGCTAACATTAGTAAAGACAACAAAGCCGACGGATAAACTTAAACTTGTCTTGCTACCACCGGATGCGCAGCAAGAAGTAAATAGAGAAGATATTAAAAAGTTTTATACTGATTTAATAAAAATTTTAGTGGATGAAGATTAAACATTAAACAACATTGAGCCATCTGAATTGATTTATAAAATCTTGATTTATTAAAATTTCCAAGTTTTCAATTATCTTATATAGTTCCGATTTAGGTAATTCTCGTGCTCCATGCTTAACAAAAGAGCTATTAAGTAAATAATTAAAGACCGAAGTGAGCACTATGCTTACTTCTTTGTCTTTATAGGTAAAGTTCGAACCTAACATTTTTAAAATCGCACGTTTTTTCTTGCCGGATGCTTGCAAAAACTCTTGCCGTGCGTATTTACAGAAATTTTCTAACAAGTTCGAACCTTCATCAAATGTGCGTGATGTATTACTAATAATTTTTAATTTTTCAATTAGCTTATCTTTTTCGTTATACCACAAGTTATGTTTTTCTTGCCAAAATTCCTTGCTTATTCTGCCATCAAGTTTATCTATATAAAGGTTATCTATTCTTGTTTGAAGTCTTGCAATTTGTTTTTGAATTTCTTCTGCGCTTGCTTCTTCATATTCAGCCTTCATTTGCCTAATTTCTTTTGATGCCTCTTTTAATTCTTCAAATAAACCATCATCAGGGTTTGGCAATTTATCAATCAGTTCCAAAAATACTTCATCAAGTTTTTCTTCTCTAATATAATCCGCTTTACAATTGCCGCCACGTTTACCGGTACAATGATAGTAAACATATTTGCCTTTTTTTAATTCTGCCGTCATTTGGCAGCCGCAATGGCCACACGTTAATAATCCAGTATAAGCAAATTCAATGTCATGACTTCTTGCTTTTGATTGATTAAACATTGATTGAACACGATTAAACGTGTCAATGTCAATAATAGGAGTATGCTTGCCATCATACACAACACCTTTTATCTTCATTTTGCCAATATAAAAAACATCTTTTAAAACAAATAACAAACGTGGTTTTGAATAAGGTTTGCCATTATGATTAAAACCTTCATTATATAATTTT